ATATTGTATTATTATTAAAGAAAAGAACACCGATGATCAGAGATCCTTATATTTTTTTCCAGTATTACCAGTTGAATGGTGATGACGAGAAACTTTCATGCCCGAGCGGTCATGGTGCAATGCACCCATTTGTAGATCCTATTAGTGCAATGCCATACTTTGAGTGCTTGGGTTGTACTTCTAGGATAACACCGGGAATTGATCTATATACGCACATGAAACTTGTAGTTGATAGCATAGATGCTACCCATGAATGAAGAGCAGTCAGCGCAACTCCTTGAAATTTTAGGTGGAATATACATAATGGGATTGCGTCAATACGATTTATTGTGTATCATTGCAGATAAGTTAGGAGCAGATGTGGTGGGTTTGAAAAACTTACACGAACAAGGATATGTCCTTGGTCCAGACCCCGCCCTTCGACTAGACGATGAGAAACCGTGAAATCACGAATTGGATCAAGTTGTATCTTGGTTGTCAGATTTGCGGGTATAAAGAGCATCCGGCTGCTCTTACCTTTGATCATATCGATAAGTCTAATAAGTATCGCACTAAGTCTGGTGATTTAGTTCACATGTCAGACATGATCAAGGCTGATAGATACTCCCTTGAAACTGTGCTAAAAGAGATTGACAAATGCCGGGTCCTGTGTTTTAATTGTCATATGTCTACGGAATATGACTCCAGACTTGATTATAGTTATTGATACGCCATTGTAACTCAGTTAGTAGAGTGTCTGTCTTGTAAACAGAATGTCGCGGGTGCAAATCCTGCCTGTGGCTCCCACCCCAAACTCGTATATAAGTTCAAACATCGCTCAGATTGAGCGCGGCTAAGAAACACTCCTTCCAACTGTACATGATAACATTTACTATAGTATAGATGGCTCATTCTGGGGGTTACTGACAAGAGATAATAATAGAGGGCGTCTAATGACCCCCGCCAAATTTATAAGGTCTTAGAAAGGCTAGAAATGGGTTCAAAGAAAATTATTGACACACCTCTTAGTAGGTCCAACAATACCGGCCCACGGTGAGAGCCTACATCGAACTAAATGATGATCCTACTACTATTGCTGATATAACAGTATTTGAAGAAGGATTTTTACAGGAAAGAACGGCTTGGGTCCACCGCCCGCTTCCTTGGACTATTGAGGATATTGTTCCAGAATTTCTCTATGAAGAACCGTAATTCTGATATAATAGAATAGAAATACATCTTTAAGGAGCAATTAATGCAATTCTCCCATCACGCTGATGCATTTGATCACTTTTCAGATCGTCAGTTGCTTGAATCAGTCATAAAACTAATAATAAATATGGAGATTAAATTGACAGACGCATTCGCAGAGTTGTCTACAAATGTTGACGCTCTTACAGCAGCAGTATCTAAGTTAGGTACAGATGCTCAGCCCGGCCTTGATGCACTACACAAGGCTCTCGCAGACGCTCAAGCCAGTCTAATTGCTACTCAGACTGCCGACGCTGCAACAATTGCTGATCTACAGGCACAATTGCAAGCAAATCTTACAAGTGCTAGCGTGGCTGCTGGAAATGTTCAGGCTGCCGTTACCGCTATTACTGGTATTGATGCAACACTCGCACCTCCCGTTGCGTAATTGCCGACGGGTTTTGGCATCAAAAGGTCCCCCTATGTAATGTAGGGGGATTTTTTGTGTTATTTGTGTTTGGGTAACTATGTTACTGGCGAGTAACTTTTAAATTGAAAAAATGTTCGACTGGCGATTTAATGGATGATACGCCAATATTCTAACCGATAACCGATTGTTAGTGCGCCCATACGACGTGACCTAATCGTTATAATTATCTTCTAAATATGTGCTCCAAAGGGTTGATTCTGTCGGTGGTATGCCGTAGAGTACTTATAACAAGAAAGAGAGGCAGTCATGACTACTCAGACTCCCGCCCCGGTCACTTCCCCAGTGATCTACTACAAGACCCTAGAGGGTTGCCCGCGTTGCACTACCGACGCCTATGTACCCCACTTCAACTGTATCCGCCCCGGACAGTCTGGCCACTCGGCCAGCCACTGCACCGCAAGTTCCTGCTACTAGAGAGATAGAATCATGAGCAACTACCACTGGTGTGAAACCTGCGGGACCGCCCGCGCTACCTTCGTCGATACGTCCGGCCGAGTGGATCTCTATGTCTGCGATGACTGCGCATACGCGGAGTTGGCCCGCTCGATGTTGACGAACGATCAGGGCGAGATCCCGTGGCCGACTTGGACGGTGCGACCATGAGAGTCACCAAAGGCAATGGGACAGCCGTACATATCGCTAAGGCGTTTAGTCTAGCCGCGAGTGCGTGGGTCGATCCGGAACTATGTCCGGACGGTAACCTATCAACAGCATGCGACCACTGGGGCGACCGTGGCGCGTACAGTAGCCGTATCCGTCCCACAACCTTAGAGGTAACCTGTAAAACCTGTCTAAAGAAAGAGGAAAGACCATGACCCGCAAGGACTACCAACTAGTAGCCAACGTACTCAGGGCACAACGTGCTGGATATTGGACGCCAGAAGCGGATCTAGCCACCGTCATCACGGCCCTAGCCGATGCACTAGAGGCCGAGAATCCGCGCTTTGACCGTAACAAATTCCTAAAAGCCACGGAGGTTTCATAGGAGGAAACGATGGTTATCCACAGGGTCAATTGGCTCTGTGGATAACTTATCCCCATGTTATCCCCACCTGTGGATAACCTGTGGATAAACTTCGGTGCGGTCGCACCTAAGATCTTGGCCGCGAGTTTACCTACAGGAAACGTTTACGATGTACGATGATCAACTTTTAGATTTTTTTGAGCAATAGCCTCATAAAAAATAATCGTATACAATCTACCGTTTCCTACAATGCAACATTTTCCTATGTAATGACATATCAACCGTTACCATTCCGTTATAATACAATGTCCGATATGCACACATTCCAAGCCCGAAAATGTCGGACCCCTATGCTAGGATGATTGCATCATCAAATAGTAAAGGATAGAAAATGACTACTAGTACTCCCGCCCGCGATTTCGCGGCGCTTCGCGTGCTCACCGATGCCGCGCCTTGGCTGGCCGTATCTGAAATCACCTACAAAACCCTAGAGGGTTGCCCGCGCTGCACCACCGATATCTACGTGCCGCACTACAACTGTATCCGCCCCGGACAGTCTGGCCACTCGGCCAGCCACTGCACCGCTAACGCTTGCTATTAGAAAGAAGATATATCATGAGCAACTACTACCGATGCGAAAACTGCGGGACCGCCCGCGCTACCTGTGTGGTTAGGACCGAGTCCGGCCTACTGGATGTCTGTGGTGACTGCGCCTCCCCGGCGCGCGGATTGGAATGGGGGGATGACCGATGAGCGTTACCAAAATGTTACATTCCAATTCCCCCAAACCTATTGTTTCTGTCGGTGCCATGACATACAATAAATTCATGAACAACAACGAGAAAGAGGCCTAAAATGATGGCTATTAGCGACACCGAATTCCCACGGCTGCATCAGCGCATTGACATCGCAATGGAAGTTACCCACCCAAACGGCACAGTCGAGGAAAAAGTTATTTCCCTAAGCCCCTACTACTTGTCGCACTTTCTCATGGGCTACACCGCTAACGGTGCTAAGGTTTCTAAAATTAGTTTCACAGAACCGGAGGCCTGATCGTGTTTGATACTCTCTATTCTGTAATGATCGACTACACCGGCACTCCCGCCGAATTAGATACCGACCTATTGGCCGGGCTGACCGGGATCTTTGAAAGCCGGGAGGCAGCAATCCGTCTTGCCAATCTCTTAGAGGATCAAGGCTTCGGCGTAAAGATCGAAACCCTAGAAATGGAAGTCACATCATGACCACGGACGTCGATTGCGATGAGTGTGGCACCACGGTCGCCGTGCGGGAAGTCGACGGGCCAAATGGAAAAGAATATCTATGTATCTACTGCTTGATCTTGGGCTATCATGACTAGTTCAGGAATCATCGTTGTCTATACCATCATCATTCTGTCTTTCATCGTAATGATCTTAGGCATGGGGGAGAAATGATCTATGTCCTCGGAATGGTCCTTTTTTCGGTTGCCAGCCTCAAATTCTTTGGGAGATGAAATGATCATTTTCACATGGTCTCTAGGAGGCTAAAATTTGGGACAGGCGCTCAAAAAATTAGGTGTTGACAAAATTTTTTTTAGCAGGCAAGATCTTGGCCGCGGGCCAATATCTTGTCAAGTCTTACGATGTTACGATGGTGGCTTGCTTGATTCTGTCGGACCCTTGTGCTAGAGTGTAACTACCACCAACCGAGAGGCACCGTTATGTGTGAAGATTTTCCCTGCTGCGGCCACGAGCGCGGCGACTGTCGCGGTCAGAAGTACGGCTCGGATGCCAGCATCATTGCTGCCGAATATCGCCGCATGGCACGCGAGGATGACGGCTACTACTCAGATTGGGACTAGACCGCTTGACCCTTCGGGGTCAAGCAGGCAAGATCTTGGCCGCGGGCCAACATCTTGTCAAGTCTTACGATGTGACTTACGACACACCAATTTACCTAGATTCTGTCGGTGCCTTGTGCTAGATTGTACCTACCACCAACCGAGAGGCACGAAAATGACCGATTTCGACTTGGACCGCAGCGACTACGATGTTGACGAGTTCAATTTCCCGACCCCCGAGTTCGAGGAATTCTTCCCCGAAGAGTGGGAGGACCGGGCGGATTCTTTCGATGAGGACGAGGCTCAGGCCATGCAGGACGCGGCTGATGCGCTTGAGTACTACTCAGCCTTTAGCACGCAGGATTGGGGATGATCAGCGACCCGCTTGCCCTTCGGGGCAAGCGCACCTAAGATCTTGGCCGCAGGCCAACATCTTGTCAAGTCTTACGATGTTACGAATGTAGTGTTTCCTGTGATGAAACACTAATATTGTGACCTAAGTCACACCGATTTACCCTAGATTCTGTCGGTCCTATCTGATAAGTTGTCCCTATGTCACTCACACGATCACGCGACCGCAAGGTCACTAATGCCGTCTCGCCTAATGGTAAGACACCTACAATAGCCAATACTTTTGGATTACCCGCCGGGATCGAATTCTCATGCCCGGGTGCCACGTCATTCTGTAGTAAGATCTGCTATGCTGGCAAACTGGAGAAGATCTACAAGGGCGTACGGAATATCTTGACCGACAATTTCGAGCAATTGGTCAACGCCGAATCTGGCGAGATGGTATCTCTAATCAGCAATATGATTTCAGAATTCCGGGCGGATTGCGTGAAGCGTGATGCGCCTAAGTTATTCCGTATCCATTGGGACGGTGACTTTTTTAGTCCCGTCTATACTGCCGCGTGGTCAAAGGTTATCCGTGCATATCCTGACGTTCAATTCTGGGTTTATACTCGCGTGGCCCCTAGTGCCCTATTCTTGCATAGCATGAAACTAGAGAACCTCGCCCTATACTTTAGTGCCGATCCAGACAATATCGAGGCGGCACGTATTCTAGAATCACGCGGTATCAATATCGCATATGTCGATACATCCTTTGCTAATGGTAAGGAACAATTCCCCAATGCTACCCGTTGCCCTGAGAATAACAAGGCATTGCCACTAATCTCCGATAAAGGTAGCGCGTGCGTTAGGTGTGGTTTGTGTGTCAATGGTCGCAAGTCCGTGCTATTCTCAACAACTAAAAGATGAGGAATAATGGATAATCTAACTGATAAGGTAGTCGATCTTACTAGCGTTGATGAACTGCTCTGGGAGTTTGACGGGGACCTATTGCATAACTACCTTTATTCCCGTTCATGGGACTGTATATGTGTCAATCCTAAAGGACAATTGGTCCACATGGATGGATGAGGGCTAATGTCTGCCCTATTTGGGTTTATAGTAAGTTTATTATTTGTTATCAAATTGTTACATTCTATCGGGAGGTAGAGGTTGCCTACGCCTTCGGGCGCAGGCAAGATCTTGGCCGCTGGAAGATCTTTGTCAACTCATTTACGATGCTTACGATGTGAGGTACATCACACCAAGACTATGCCCATATTGTCGGTGGTATCTGCTATTGTGTACTTATGAGACAAACACGAAGGCCACAGGCCCAGAAGTTGCATCCCGCCCGAGTTGTGCAGGTGCAAGAACTACGACGCAGCAACGCTGCCCAACCTCACCGTTCCGGTAAGGAATATGTCCGCAAGCCAAAGCACGGGAATTGGGGTTCAGAATGAAAACTGTCAGACCCTTGTGCTATAGTATTCCTACCAACAACGAAAGGCTAGAAAATGTGGCAATTTGAGGCAGTATGTGGACCCGAGGACGAAAAACTAATGTTCTCGGAACTCCCGTCGAAAATTGAGAAGATGAAGGTGCTTTGCTCTACCTGCCCAGTCGAGGCGGATTGCCTAAACTTTGCTATTGCCAACGATATCGAGTGGGGCATCTTTGGCGGGACAACCCCGAAGGATCGGAGACTCCTAAGCGAAGATCAGTTCCCGTCCTATTCGAGGGCCGCGGTATGAGACTCACTCTGGGTGGTCGGGAATACCCGCACGTGAAGTTGTGTCAGGGGACCTACGGCGACGGCAGCCTCGCGTTGATCTTCAAGGACGAGAACTTGGAGCGGCTAGCGACTGCCACGGTGTACTTGGACGTGAGTCCGAGTGCGGGTTGTGTCTGGATCAAGGACTGGTCCGAGAACGAAGGGATGCTGGATTCGTTGGTCAAGGCCCGAATCATCGAGCCGACCGGACGAACTCAGCCGACAGGTTGGGTCAAGGCAATCGAAGCGCGATTGCTTGTCGATCTTGCTCAAGTAGATCGACTCTGAAAGGGCGCTGTATGAACCTGACTGAGTGCGTGCTGCCGCTGTTGTTATCCCGCCCCTACTAGGAAAATTTCACGGTTGCGTGAAAAAAGATCTTGGAGAAAAGATATCTAAGATTGTTATATTTGGTTCTGTAACTCAGTGGTTAGAGTGCCACCCTGTCACGGTGGAAGTCGCCGGTTCAAGTCCGGTCAGAATCGCAAGAGACCTTCGGGCGCAGGCAAGATCTTGGCCGCCAAAAGTCACATTGTCAACCCTTTTACGATGTGACTTACGACACACCAAAATCTTATGATTAGTTGGCCAAACACTCTAGATAATGTCGGTCTGATCTGATAGTCTACGACTACCAACAACAAGAGAGGCTTTAAAATGGCTCATGAACTAGAAGTATCTGCCGACGGCGTAGCCGCTGCTGCTTTCCGATCCGCGCCCGCGTGGCACGGTTTGGGCACCGTATTCGAGTCCTCGGTGACTACGGGCGAGATGCTCGACCTAGCCCACCTGTCAGATTGGAATGTCACGCTTAACGCCGTATCCGATCATGCGCCGGAGGACTTCCGATTCGTGCGCCAATCGTACATGGTCACCCGTACCAACCCATTCGATCAGGGTACGGACGTTCTCGCCACCGTGGGCGAGCGTTACAACGTAATTCAAAACGAAGAACTATTCGCCTTTGCGGACCATATCCTAGACGGTGGTGCCGAGTGGGAATCTGCTGGCTCTCTCAAGGATGGCCGAGTTGTCTTTGGTTCTCTAGTCATTCCTCATGAATTTACCCTTGACCCGTCAGGTGCTGCTGACACTACCCGTACCTACCTATTGGTGAATACCTCTCATGACGGTTCGGTTGCTGTACAGGCTTCCGTCACTCCCGTTCGAGTTGTCTGCCAGAATACTCTCAACATTGCACTAGGTAATGTTAAGCAGTCATTCAAGGTTCGGCACACTCAGACAGTCGGCGGGAAGGTCGCGGCTGCTCGTGAGGCTCTTGATCTGACATATGCCTACATGGACGAATTCGAGGTAGAAGCACAGGCCTTGTATGCTGCTGCTATCACGGAAGCACAGTTTAACGCTCTAGTCGTTAGCCTGTACCCAAAGCCCGAAAAGGACGCTAAGGGCGCTCTCACCAAATGGGAGAATAAATTAGACGCTATTAATACGCTTTGGGTTGGTGCGACTAACGAAAATATCCGTGGTACTGCTTGGGGTGCGCTAAACACGCTTACCGAGCGTCTGGACTACGGTCGGTCAGGTCGCGGTGACGAACGCAACCTAATCGCAGCGGCTTCGGGGTTCGATCCGGTGACCAACGCAGAAAAGGGGCGCATTCTACGCGCTACCAAATTGTTGGTTGGTGTCTGATCCCGATGGGGTGGGGGCGAAAGCCCCCACCCTGTTTCCTATGAGGAAACGTTTCCTGTGAGGAAACAAAATTTTTTTCGCGCCCAAGATCTTGCCCGCATGATCTTAATTGTCAACTCTTTACGACCTTACGATTACGATGTATCTTCTGTGATCTACGTCACATATTTCTGTAGAAAAAACTATGGACTTTGTCGTATCTGAATGCTAATCTCTACCTATAAGAGAAAAGGGGAGTTATGATTGTAACTATAAAGGCACCTACTTCTGCTTCCGCCCGCGTTGGGTTGTTTGAAGCAATTAAATGTGGCTTAGATTGTACATATATGGAAGGTGATATCCTCAATTTAGTTGTGACTGATCTGAATAGGGCAACTCGATTGTCTGATAAGATTGGCGGAACTGTTGTGGCTGTCGTTGATAGAATGGAGTGGAGATAATGGACGAAGATCTCTTTGATCTATTAGATGTGTATATTGTAAAGAATATGATTGAGGATACAGAGATCAAGGCAATAGAGAAGTTTCTAGAATTTGTACAAGAAAGTATTGACTTCCTCCCGCCCGAATGATAGAATCTTTCTATCAACCCAACCGAAAGGAAACAAAATGGCTAAGGTAAGCGTTTACACCTACTTGGAAAAGTGGGCAGATGGTACGGAGCGCATTGTCCTCCGTGAGTCCGGTCGTTTCTACGACAATATCAGCCTGACGTCTTTGCGTAAGGCCCCGGCTGTAACTCGCTAGTCAACGGGTGGGGCGAAAGCCCCACCCATAACTATTTGGAGATAACATGCTGGCAAACGGAACAATTGACATCATCCCGGGACCTGACGGTGACCCATACATTTCTATGCCCCAACTGGGCATGCACCTGCTAAATTCTGCCATGCAAGTATGGGAGGAATTTATCGACAGCCCCGATGCTGCTATCTATGACAAGACGGACACAACCGTCCTAAAAGCCACGGTGCAATCATGGATTGCCCTAAACCTAGAACTAATGGAGTCGGCGGTATTCTATCGTGAAACCCAAGAAGCCCTACAGTCTGCTGAATCTGAATTACTAATGTCATACAAGGAAAAGCCTGAAGGGTGGGATGATCCCTATGAGCCAAGATGTGATGGCTGTGGTGTATCTATGGAAGATACCGCCGATTGGTGCTCAAATTGCGGGGCTTGTTCGTATCACTGTTCTAACTATGATGGATGCGGGGTAGAAGATGACTGATTCTCCTTGTAATCTATGTATTCCTGCCGGGCTACCGCCCGGCCCCGCTGCTAAGGCAGCGGGAATACTACTAAGGGAATACTACTAACAAACTATCTAATTTAATACATAGTGGTCTTTAGGAAAATAAGCCTAGGGGTCGCTAACATCTAATGATGCTTAGGATAACTGTACAAAACCCGGTTACCCCCACAATGGTTATCCTGCCATATCCTGCTCAGGGGGAATAAAAAATACTCCCGATGATCACCGAGAGTTTAAATTAATAAACAGACTGGGCTTCATCTGTAATTATATTATAGCATATAATAAAGCAGGGGCGGGAGAAGCCCCCCCCACCCCTGCAATACAATTATACCAAATATCTATATATAAAGCAGGGGCGGGTGAAGCAACTTGCAGGTAAGCACCCCCCACCCCTGTAATATAATTATACCAAACATCTATATTTAACAGAAGGGGAAAGACATGATTAGCGACAGAGAATTTCTCAGATCGAAAGGATTCGAAGTCGGGGAACGGGGACGATTCTCCTCCCCCATGGTAGAAGCCCTAAAGACAAGAGATAATAAAACAAAGACAGATACAATGGAAAGTGTTATTGCCAAGGCATCCCTACCTAATTCTGTCATCCAAACAAAAGTGCGGGAACCTAGAGAACTCTTTGGTTATACCAAAGAAGGAAACAAGGTAGGTTTCATTACTTGTTTCAAGTGTCATACTCATATGATGTGGTGTAAGTGTGATCTCGTTACCGCCCCGTCTATCGTGACGAGGTGCGAAAACCCCCTAGTAAAAGTCGGAGGCTAATGGTACAATAGGAGACTAGGAAAGGAGATATCATGGCTGCTCGTAAGTTGCCTGAGGTAAAGGCTGCTGCTGCTATCATCGACGCCTGCGCCGATAACCGTCTAAACGAAGTTGCATTCGCCCATATCATCATGGAGGAAGCCGGGTACATTCAGAGAGTATTCTATAACCTACTAATCGGTTACATCTATGCTATGGCTACTAACTATGAGCATGGGTCATTTGCTAATGACACCTATGACATAGCGCGGGTCTGCAAAAAGATAAAGGACTTTGCTCTAATGGACGAATATATCACTCCGAAATATGAGAGGTATGGGGACTATGAAAAGGCGCGGGAGGTATCAGATTTGACACCTTATGACTCTAAGTAATACAATAGTACTAGTGGGTGGGCTATCAGGCATCGCCTAGTCCTATAAAGAATTGGGGATACATCCACTAGAAGAAATGGGTGGGCCATCGCGTAGGCGATGGCCCACTTTCTATATGAAAAAGGTCTTGACAGCATATTCTATTGCAGGCAAGATCTTCCATGCCATACAAATATAATGTCAATAGCATTACGATGATCATAAAAACAGGTATTTTTTGGGATGTGTTTATTTTTATATAATAATGTCATACCATTATTATCCTTATTCAAATATAACTATGACATAGCAAAGGGCGGGGTGAGAGAGAATACAGTAAGTAGAATACTATACATACCTACCTTGGTGTATACATATTACGATGTAGGGCATTTTATCTATTTATCTATAATTATGTCCATTATGTCCATAATATACCATTATTATGTATGTTTCTACAGTATTAGGGCCATTTTATGTATAAAAAATACACCCAAATTACCATTGACTTTTATTACGATGTGCATATATATGAACGGTTCATACACTTAACTATTCCCATAACATATCTATAAATATATTAGATTATTCTCTAATGATCTTTTTCGATAGTTTTGACCGTAACCCATTCATTCATAGGGTACTTAATCCAAATAGTAGCATCTTCAATCTAAACCTGCATACACGCATTGACCTTGGTGTAATACTCTATACTTAAAGGATTCTACTTACTTGGATAGGTATTCTCGTTCCCGCCGGTCGATGCCTCCTGCCAATCCCAAAATACGTCGGACATGGAATATGTTTTGCGGAGTACCCACGTCTTGCCGCATTTGCACATCCAGAGGCAGCCGTCGTAGTGGTGGCGAGTGCGGTGCGGCGCTGGGCACGGGTGTGCTAGGTTGGGCCGTTCTGCGTCACCCAACATTGTGATCGTGTTCATTTTGTCTCCTTAGATTAGTTTAGATGAAATGACCCCCTCGCGGGGGCCATTCCAGTTACTCTATATTCCCTGTGCGGGAGTCAATACCATGAGATTTGAGAATCTTTCTCAGTCTCCATATCTCAAGTATTAGATCTATTATAAGCATTCTATATCTAGGGAGTAGGAGGGCTTTAGGAGTTCCCGCCCGAAGGTCGTTACTCACTTTCCTCATCACCCTCGTATATATCATTTAATAGATCCATGATATCCTCAACGTCCCGGTGTATATGATCTACTGTTTTATTAGTCTTTTGTCCGATATGAATATCTTTGTTCATCAGATCTTCGTCATCCCGCCTTTGGCGGGTAGAAACGTTTAACACTAACGCAGTCATAATGATTGCCTCTAATGAAACCATCATTGTCAGTAGACCGTATGGGAATTCTTCTGGACCTAGATAGATCCATCCTCCCCAAAATACGATGTGCAGGAATATGGATATTGGCGAGCCAAACCATTCCGATGCCCGGTCTGCGAGTTTCTCAGATTTACGTTCAAATGTTCGGAATAGATTATTTATATGAATCACCATTTTCCGTGCTTACGCACAGGAATTAGACGATAGCAATACCGTCCAAGTTAATTATATCAAACTAAAGGGATCTGGTGGCATTTACAGCCACATCGGATTACCTGCTTATTCCATTCAAATTCTATTCTGCATTGTAGGTGCTGATTAGTCATACACCAGCCGAATAGATCGGTTCCCGACTTTTTGTTTAAGGCTCCCATACGACGTTCAGAGGACCTGATTGTTATTTAGGATCATTAATCTGAGCACTCACACTCATCGAGCCACTCATCGCACTCTGGGCACCAGTCAATGTCCAAGTCATCCTCATAGGAAGGATTACCATCCCAAACGGTAGAGCGTACCCATTCAGTCTCAGCGGTAGATACCACAACGTACTCTGAGCAACGAATCTTATGTCCATCCTTAGGTACAGATACAACATCTGCTGGATTAATCTTAACAGTTAAAGTTGCTCCCCGCCCGAAGTTGCTGGCGTACTCGAAAGTACCAGCGTGGAGCCCAAACGAACAGAGCGAGTCGGGGTTATCGTCCACGCGGTTGCGTGGGACCAAAACAGTTGCACCAACGTAGTTCGGAAGTGCGGAATTCTCGTAAGCGACACCATCGACCACACCATCCCCCTTATTGATGGAGAGGTATTGATCACCGTCACTTACCTGTACGCCCTTGTAGGCAATCAGGTCACCATCTTCGTCAAGCGTCAATCCATGACGTTCTACCCAACTAAATAGTTGTGTCCGAGAGCGAAACGATGGATTCTGCTCCAACTTCATAGCAAACTTAATAAATGGAGCGGCATCGCCCTTCTCTGAAATTGTAGAGATAATGGCATTACTTAGATTAGAGGAAATAGGCTGACCGTCATAGGTCACCGCCCGCTTCTCATACTTAAACTTACCAGACAACTTGCCAAGAGCCTCGTTGTAAACTTTATCAATGTCCAAGGCTGCGTACACACCTGCCACATCATTGGCACGAAGGGCCTGTAGGGCTGATATAAAATTAGGGTGGGTATGATTTACCGTATGTACGGTAGAATCGGGGAGAACGACTGTGAGGCTACGCTCTCCGGAGTCGTTCACATAAGAGTAACGAATACTCATGTTAGTTTTCCTTTCGGTAACTGTAGATAGCATCTACATATTCGATTAGTGTCTGGACGTCAGGACCGTATCGGGCTATTAGAGAATATCTTTTGGCTACTGCCGCGACTTCGAGGCTAGCCCTAGCAGAGCGACCCCCATCTTGTGCGTAAATGTCTTTGCTGCTTTGCTTATTAGTCAATGATAGCAGACGGTTCAATTCAGGGTCAAGGGTCTTTTGCCCGCGAAGCCGCATAAGGCTGGAATTAGTAACGGCACCGTAAAGATACCAGTCGTCAGAGCGCGAGGCTTCAAGTGACTTCTTCCATTCACGAACACTATCCTCGTTTGCCACTAAGAAGTCGTCAGCGAACGCTGCTTGCTCACGGACATATACTAGAACAGGGATGAATCCTGCTGCCCTGATTTGGTTGTAATCTGAATCTAACATATTCTTAAATTGTTCAGGAGATACCATGTAATAGGTTTCGTCAGGCTGATCCGATGCTCTTTCGTCAGTTACATGGTCAGATGAGTTAATGATCTTTCCTGAACGACTCCCCGGCCAATTGTTGACCTTCTTAGCAGACTTATCAATCTTAGGCAGGGACTTCTTTACTGAGTCCCACTCAGTCCATTCTATCCACGGATTTGGATCACGGGTAAAGACGAATTCCTCAACATCAAACCAAGGATGATTAACATCCTGAGACCAAGTGATTAGGGCATCCTTAATTCGGCGGCTAAGGCTTTCTGATGGGTAGTTAGAGATAAATACCTTCTTCCTACCAGTACCACCGGCAGACTGGCTCCACCCTCGCTTAACCCGCGCCTTGCCTCTGGGGTACTCGGTGGGACTCCACCGGAATCCCACTCCACTTACATTCTCGGGAATACTCTCTCCCTGAAACTTCCAAGCGGCGGATCTAAGGAAATTAAAGTCGCTGTACTTACCACGGAGGGAGAAAGCCTCAATCTTAGTAGTAGCAGTTGACAATACATCTTCAATCTGCTTCTGTATGGATACCTTTACCTCTGCGATAAGAGACTTAAGATAATCGTTGGTCTTATTGTTAAACATAAGTTCTTCACGGCTGGGAGCAAATGACACCGCCCCAATCGGAACGAACACGCGCAGCGCACGATTGTTAAATTCATTAAAGATATCTGTACTAGCACGGTAGGGCACATTCCCCATAACGACTGTGTGTGTGCTACCGTACTCATAGTTCTTCTTAAAGTAAACATCCATCCCCTCAACCTTGTGAAAGTCAGTAAGATTATAGATAGGGGCCGCGCCGTCAATTAGAACAGTACCGGGAGTCCAGTATCCGAATAGTTCCCGCGCCTTTCCGGCAAACTTATCAATGTCGGAGGTCTTTACCGGAATGTTGATTCTAGTCCCGTTACGCTCTCTAGTCGAAACGGTATCGACGATTTCGATTTCACCAATGCCCTCATGATTTTTTGCAATGTTGGCGACTGTTTTAACGCCATTACGCACAGATGTAATCGTAAACGAATTAGCATAGGTGAGAGCAGACTTGCAACCCAATCCAAGCATACCAACCTGATCGTTACTACCACGCTTGTCAGAACGACCATATAAAGAGTAGTGGTCAAGGATCGTGTCCGTAGACATACCAATACCAAAGTCCTGAATACTAAGGTGGGGAGCAAAGTTGGTCGGGAGGGAGACTATGATGGGTTGTGCAGACCCAGCCTCAATTGTGGCATCCAAAGCATTAGTGGAGTATTCTCGAATGACCGCCATGATCGGGTCAGAGTAAAGGTTAGTCAAGACCCCCATGATATGAGCCATGGCGCTGGCGTCGATACTCATGGCGCGAGTCTCTCCACCGATGGTGGAATGTGTGCTGATCGTGTTAGCAATAGGCTTCATATCGAAGAACCTTTCGTTCGTTGGGTTGTTGTGGTTATAGGATTATCTTACTCCTGTATGGCATAAGAGTCAATGGTGTTTTTGATTCCCCTCAGTGGCCGTTGAATCTCACAACCTTGAGTGTAGGCGGGGTAGAAGAACATCTACTACAGATGGTAGCAGTTGGGACAAAACCAGTCAAGGTCTTTCCACATTTATTACATCCCATGGATTACTCCTATGCGCTAGATTCGGACTTTAGATTAATTTGGTCACGTTCATCCTGAATGTCAAATGCTACTTTAATTAGATTATCTTGATACTTAGCAAAATGATGACCGCAGAACATGAGTTCACCTTCGGTCAACTGACACACTACAAACGCTTGAGCACCACAGCGATCACATCTATCTAAAGCATTAAGAATTCGGGCGGGTCCAGTGGCAGTCAACATGTCAACTCCTAGTTTGTAGTTACATATCTATTATACTGTGATTAGATTAAGTACCGACTTATCTTTAACAAATTTAAGGATAAATTTGTCAATTGTCATTACAAACTTGGGTTTACCCCCAATGGGTTCGTTGGCTTCATAAAGACTAACCGTACCTTCGCTAAAGTCTACTACCGGGAAAGAATGCTCATTATCAACGAGGTAGTTTAGACTAATACCCCATCCATAATCCCCTGAATGATCTTCTCCCACTAAACTAGAGATAACAATACGAGTGGCGTACTCTGGGTCCTGTAGGCGATCAGCATTTCTTACCCGCAACAAGGCGGTGGAAAATCTATTCATCATTTCATGTCCTGCGTAATGTCCATATACGAATAGTGTATTGGACTCATCCATCTTAATTCCGAAGTTGGCCCTGTCGCCCATTATTTTTCCCTTCGTGGTTGTTGAATACCAATGTATCAGTCACTGGTAGAATATGTCAATGGTGTTCGCCTAGCAAGAAGCCGATCTCCAACATCTCGTCGCGGACCTGCCACTCGCGGGGGCCGAGACTGTCCTCAGCGATCAAGCGACGGTACTTAGACAGAGTCAGCCCGAGGTAGCGCAGATAGTAGGAGTTGCACCCACGATAATTGTTTTGGAGGCAATTGTGTTTCTGTTACACTATATCCACTTGATTTGTTTATAATATACTATTTCTATTTAATTGTCAAGAGTGTTTTAATACTGGCCGGGCTTTGGTTTGACCACCGGCAAGCCATTCTTCCTATACATCTTAGCATTATCTTTATCATTATCGAATGCCATGATAGGATCGTACCCCTGAGACTTAATGCTGTCAAGTATCTTTTGCTTGACTTCTGAATCGGGGCTGGTGTCCCCGCTCGGCCTCATGCCAATCTTATCATATGGTATGTTATTCTTAGTTAACCATTCATCTGTCATGTCTAGCCAAGCAATAGGGCGGGAAGTAATGATTATGATACCTAATCCCGCCTTGTTAAACTTTTGTATAGCCTCAACAATTACTGAAATGGTGGGGGCATTAGCAGCCCAAGATGCGTATTCTGGTAATTCATGTGTTGACGTTGTTTTACCCTTATAGTCAGGGTGGGCGGTGGGATCTAAAAGAGTCCCGTCAACATCACAGATAATACATAGTTTAGCCATATTAGCATTATACCACTATGAACCTGAGGACGGGGGCCAATCTAATTCTACATACTTGGCAAACCCAATATAATCAATTAGATCAAATAACGATTGTATTTCTTTTTCTGAAAGCCATTTGTGTTGCTTCATTTTTGTCTTAATTCGGATGTATTCTTCGTCAGACATTACGATAGACATTACGATGGCTTCCGCACTAGGCTATACTCACCTTCAGGTGAGTCTGCTAAAAGATTAAAATAGCACACGCAGGCTTCTATAAGATCTTCCGTCCGCAAAAGTATATTATAGTCATGTCGTTGGTCATCTGGAGTAGCCAGTTTAACTAAATACATTACGAATCCCCCATCAACTCGTTTATCTTAGTCATGAATGAATTGATTACCACTATGGTGATATTTGTTGCATATAGGGCAAGTTCTGGAAGTTGCTCGTCTGCATAATCGTTTTCGACTACCAGCCATTCCATTACGTCCTGAGCAACACTAGCGGCGATTTCCTCTAGTTGTGGGACGGATACGGGTACATTTGCCATTACGACTCCTAAGCGATTAATTCATGAGCAAGGATTTCTGCTCCTAGATACCGGCGTTTGATTATAAATTCTTTAACAGAGGCGGGACCGTTAGATCGTCCCGCCAGAATCACCATGGCTCTTGGCTCATACCCTGCATCAATACAAGACTGACACATTAGAAGCACCACACCTTTTAGGACATCAGACTTCTTCGGGTGTAATTGGTGCTTTGGTTTCTTACAACATTGACATTCCATTATTTCCTCTTTCGGGGTACGCCGCGGGCACCATCTAGATGGCATGGAGTACCATACGAACGAATTAAATCTCTAACCGTAAGTAGGTAGGACATAATTGCTTCTCTTTGATTATCGCTATACTCTAAGATATTTTCTTCATAAACTCTTACCGCCAAAAAGTCGGGCAAAGCGATAACATCCACGACTAAACCTTTTACTGGCTTTTTCACCCTACGAACAGCCTGAGCCATTGCAACGCTATACGTTATTTTTGCCATAAGCCTTTTTCAATTCCTTCCATTGTTCAGGTGTTTTGTGTAGGTTATGGTCTTTGTCGGTACGTCCTAAGTTTAGATAGACGCCGCCCCATACACCGCGCTCTTTACCCTTAACACCTTCTAGGTAGCATGTTTTTGCTACAGGACAAGAAGCGCAAATCTGATCGACCTGTTTCGCATGTTCCTCATCTGTCTCATATGTATCATAAAACCAATTGATATTCATATTCTTGCAGGACGCTAGATGATACCATTTTAAGGTTTCTTCGTCTAACCCCAACTCTTTAATTAAATCAGACATATTTTGATAGAACTTTCCAAGTCCCTTGATCTGAGCATGGGACAGTTACATAAAATCCCCATTTGCCATTACGATACATACCATTTTTTTGGGTATATCCATTAGGATTTTCCGTAAACTTTACGATATCCCAGCCTTCCCAATAGAAGCCCTTATTGACATTACGACCCACGAATTCGTGGGCGGCGGTGTAATCTAGATCAGTATACATTGTTTCCTCTATTCAAATCGGACAATTAGTATAATAGTAGCAGTTATTAGGTGATTATGTCAAGTGATTTTACTATCTTTCCCTAATAATCTTGGTGGGAATATTAAATTCTTCTGTAATACGAGCGCAGTATTCCCCCCGCTTATCGGAGGACCGGATGAACACAAGAGCCAGATCTGCACCGGCTTTGATCATATCATAGTCAGCAGTTAACTTGTCAATATCTTTTACGCTTTTGCTTCTAACAAGTTCTTCTTTAATCGAATATTCTTTCTGACGCATGAATTTTTCGATTTTTCCGATCCATTCTGTAACCATAGTCTCAGCACCATTACGACCCGTATGTACGAAAAGAATTTTCTTATCATCTGGCCTAGTGTTTTTAGCATCTTCAACAACTAAAGTAAGTTGTCTAACCAATTCGTTATAATTAATCCAATTAGGACTACCAAAGACTAAAACCTTCATATCTCTCCTTAGAAATAGAAAAGGGACTACGAATTCGCTTAGTCCCTGTTCTATTATTACTTAGTTGTTTTATTCCGAACGAAATACTGTCCGTAATGCTGCTGCTGGAACTCCCGGCCTGAACGATCCAGCCCAAGGAGACCCGTCTACAGCCTTTTTGACCTCGTTGTCTGCGTCTGTGTCATTACCTGCTGAGTCACCATCGCTATCACCATCGCTATCGGCAGCCTTGGCAGTTTGGGTACAAGAACTGCAACAATCTCCGCCGCAAACCGAATTACAATCTGGGCAGCAATCGCATGAGGCAGCGGCGGTAATCTCTCCGTCCCCCGTGGCATCCTTATTTACAGAGGCTACCGGCTCAGTTGTGTCACCGGGCGCTGGAGCGTCAAGTGTGGTATTTGCTGTAGTACTATAGGTATTTACACCAATTACGCCTTTCTGCAATACTACCAACTCATCGACCAATTCGTCAACACTATTAAGCATCTTTTGCATAGCCAATTCGCTCTTGGGGTCGGGTTCAGTTGTTGAGGTAGTGTTTGCTTCGTATGCGCGGTCAGTAGTAACTGACTGATCTACATCTAATCCTTTATTAGACATGTTTTCACCACCTTCTATTTTAGAATCAGGAATCACCTGTAGTTTGCAAATCGCATTACTCTGAATATTACCAGAGACAATGCGGCAAGATGATTCCCCTAATTTGTAAAACACACAATTGGCGCATACTACGCCTATTGGTTTTTGATCATTTTGTTTAGCAGATTTATATTCTACTGACTCTGGATCAAAGAGTCCTTTACGGGTTACCGCCAGTTCGTAGTCTTTGACTAATTCCTCTTGGACGGTAGTCAAATCTCCACCTTTATGGACATAGTACTCAACGTAATTATCCGATTCCTCATCATGCTGACTGCTTGACGAAGTAATTGGTGATAATCTACCGTCAGATTTCAACATGTCCATAAGGATTAGTCTCATTCCTTACGCCGGGTTCGATCTCTGTCGATACGATGGGGCCACCATAATGCTGTCCCGTTGTCATCGAAACATCGCTACCACTCAAAGGTGACTGTACGCTCTGACCGCTCAAAGTCGTTGCCTCGTTCACACCAAGATTAGTGACTGGACGCGAGTTATATACCGGAGGGAATACCTCGTTTGATACAACGGGCGCGGCGGAAGCCTGATCTGCTACCTGTTGGTTATTGTCTGCCATTTAATTAATTCACCCACTTTCCTTGACCCCATTACGGAACCAGTTTATTTTCTTGCTGTCTACTTGCATAATGTGGTACAGGCAAAAAATCTTTTCCTGTCCATCCTCATAGGATGAACCGATTGCTGGTTTAAGGCAAAATTGGTTGCCGCATGTAGCCATACTTAATTATAGCAGTTTGTTGTTATTCGGCGTAGACTGCAATGTGGACTGGAAGGCGAACATAGGGATCTTTAAATCTTTGATCCCCGGCAGCCAAGGCGGATAGTGCCCCTAGTTGGGAGCAAACTACTGTATCTATTCGGGTACATATAGTCTCTATCCACCTATAATCTGCTCCAAGGCACAAGAAAAAGAAAGCAAAGATATCTGCCCATCCGTAGGGGGTCCGTATCCATCTCTCGGCCTCTCTAATACAGGCACTACGATCCCCCTCAACCCTGACAATATCCCACTCCCATGTATTATAGGCACTTAATTTAGAGCGCCTTACACCACCGGGATCGGCTTCTATGATAACGTCATTTCCTGCGTATACGCCAACGTGATTATACTTCCATGCGGGCTTACCAGATTTTGTCTTTAGTTTATGCCAACGCAGATGCTGTCCGAATCTGATTACATTTGAGAATCTACCATTAGTTTGGAATACAATCAGGTCCCCGGGACGCGGGGAGGTCATGGCTGGATCAGTCCACGGACATATTTTTCTGCCTCAAAGTCAGAGGCGGCTGCGTGATGAATCCCGCCGTGTCCTCTATGGTGACGTACACAAAGTACCATCAGGTTCGCAGCAGACTCAACCCATTGTCCTACAATCTTAGGGTCTGAAATGCCGGGATAATCTACTTCTAGCCATGTAAGTTCGATCCCCTGCTGCATACTAAATTCAACATGACTGTGATGTAGTTCTAATGGCTTAGCAAGATCACACTCGGAAAAGTCATTACGATGCTTGCCAATCTCACATTGCCACTTCTCTGGATCTTTCTTCCAAGCCCTGTGGATTGCGTTGAAATCTTTATAAAAAGGGTCAGCCGTTCTCGCAGGGTGGGCGGGATACGCGATTGTATACTTATTTACAGTTAATTGGTTATGGGCGGCTACTAGATCACTCATGACCTTCACCCAAATCAATGTCAAGTGCAAATGCTATATCATGAATATCATTATTCATATCAGCACTAGACTGGCGATTATCCATTACCAGACCAAGTTGGGCTAATGTAATGGCGTGGGTTGCCTCAATTTTATCGTTGACTTTCTGAGAGGCAACGTCCTGCCCCACAAGAATGATCGGGAGTAATACTAATTGTAGGAATGTAGATGCTATCCAAGCAACGATTACTAAGAGTGACTGTGACTTAAGAGCGGCGGGGAAACTTATGAAAGCAAGAATTGTAAAAGCATATGCTGCCCACATCGTACCGACAATGGCGGTAATGCGAGTAGCAACACTAATATTAATTCGCTTTATCGTTCGGGGTAAGTCAAGAAATTTCTTCATCTAAAAAGCCCTCATCAGCATCGAAGTCATCGAGTGCTATGGAGAACCTTTTTTCTAAATGGTCTAGAAGTAATGATATCCATCGCTTCATGATCGAATGCCTCTTCCTATGGTATATCTCTATTTTACCATACTACAAAACTTTAGTTTTACCACAGATTTTACATCCGTGCCCGCCTATAGATATGCCATATACGGTCCCGGCTTCTGGACTTACCTCAACCCATTCATGCTTATGATCAGACTTCTTGGGGCGGGGCTTCTTCTCAACCACCCTTGGCCTTAAAACTTCATCACGTTCTTCAAGATACTCTTGGTATCTCACAGTCCTAACTCCTTAATAAATTTGTTATATGGCATAGCGCCTATAAGCACCTTTGATTTTTCCCCAGCATCATCCGTCAGAATATAGGTGGGGACAGAACGAATGTCCTTTACTTTATCAGTATAGACCCCGGGATTATCCATGTCAATCTTAATTACCTGAATATCAGGGAAACTTTTTTCAAATTGTTCGATAACAGGATTCATCATTTTACATGGGCCACACCAATCTGCCCAAAAATCATACAGAATCATTAGTCTATCTCTACTCCAAAGTTAGGGGAGGGGCGGTTTCCCGCCCCTCCTATTAGAAACCGAATCGCTGTAGAAGTGCAGCGATCTTGCCGACTGGCTTAGGCGGCTCTACTGCAACCGTTGCTGCTTCTGGTGAGACTACTGGCACTACCGGCTTTACGATAGGAGTAGCAACTACAGGAGGCAATACAACAGGCTTTACTACTGGCGCTACTGGCTTTACGACCGGAAGCGGTACTCCAAGCAACAGCCACTTAGCAGCATCACCATCAAAGATATCACGATCAATTCCACCGGCACTACCATATTGCTGCATTACCCAAGGCTGGGTGATACCCGGCTTACCCATTGGGTGATTCGGGTCAGCAATCCAGAGCGGTGCCGCAAGGAGAATCTTCTTCTGTGCTGCTGTAGCAGCACCAAGCAAATCCGCCCAATCGCTAGTGTTAGCATAAATGCCACACTTTGCTCCAGTAGTCTTATTGACTGCTGTGATAAAGGCACAAGTCCATGCTGCCCGCAATTTGCTATTAGTTAGCCACTGGGCAGCGGTATAAACTGCATTGGACTCATAATCCAGCCATAGAGTATCTCCCGGCAAAGGCTTTGCAACGGCGACGAACAGCCGATTTGCTGCATCTACCGGATCATGGCTCATCCATGGGAAGTGGTAATGTCCAACTAGTTTCTTAGCCTTACGAGCCTGAGCAACAATCGCAGCATGTCGGACATCTGCTACGTCACCCTCTGATGCCTTTACGACTACCCCGGCTGTAGCATTGATAGCCTTTGTTACATTAGCAGCACTATTGCCACCATATACATCGACAATTTGAATTGTCGTCATTATTCCAACTCCTTTATATTAACTTCCACCACTAGTTATCGTGGTAGTCTTGCTCGGTAATGGTTGTGGGACCGCTGTAGGCGGTTGGGACGGGGGGACTAGGACTTTTGGGCCTGCCACCACCGGCTGCGCTGCAACCGTTACCTTAATCTGTGGATATATACTTACTGAAATAGATTTAGGTTTACTATCTTTACTAGTTTAGTTTCTGTATCATATACGGCAAGGGAGTCAAGGTCAGGACTCCACATCCCCGCCGCGACGGGATCACATGAAAGGCTGTGAACAACACACTGCCCATGCTTCCATGTAATATAACGGTGGTAATGTCCTGAAATCTGAATATTGGGTCTAACAATCCTGTGAGCATTATCAATCATATGGCGGCTTGCGTTTGAATCCTTGTCGTCTTTCGCAAACCCCGGCCATATTGGAAGAGAGGACGGGGAATCATGAGCAATCAATAAATCAACATAGTCAAGATTCCACTCAGCCATATCTGTCTCTAGTACCTCTAGATCAGAATATTTAATCTTTTCCTCAGGCCACCAACTTATTCCTTCTCTACGGCGGGATTTGTCGATGGAGTACGCTCCGCCACAAACAGCGAACCAACAATCATCCCAATTCCAAACGCCAGTACGCCCAAGGAAGAATAGGTTGGGTGCAATCTCCTTATGGTTACCTTGCCAACTAAGGCCTTTAGCATATTCTAGACCTCCCGGCCAGTCGTGGTTCCCCCTACAAATATATAAGGGAATATCTGTTAGTGTTGCTTGGTTAGAGCAAAAGTCTCGGAATCGCTCGCCAGATACCCCCGGCCAACTTCCCCAATCGCCTACAGACACAACGCGGGTAGCACCCTCTTCAATAGCCAATTTAAAGGCCATTCCAATGGTGCCATGATCTCCGTGGGTATCTCCGACGAATACGATCTTGCTCATGTTGCTCCCCTTGCTCTATAATCTACTCTACTATCAGGGCTTCTAGCCTATTAATCTCTTTCTTTAAATTGTTATAAGTTTCAATCATAAAGTCAAGAAACTCTAAATTGGCAAAGAAGGCTGTCCCATCCCCATCAACTTGTGTTGATACAGTACCATCATCTTTTTGATGAAAGATTACACTACTAACATATTCTACATCAGGTAGATCTTCACGTTTCATAACCATCCCGCATCACGCTCTAGGACTCGTGGGGTGCGAACTCGAGTTCGTGCGCCACGTTTCGGCACGCGAGTGGCTGACAGGTGCTCGATCTCAGGTTCCGGGCCAACCACCGAGGAGGGTGTCGCCACCTCTTGAACGGTTCTCGGTAGGCGGGAGGTATACGCGGCCGCTAGCAGGGAATCGAATTTGCGTTCTCGCAATGCAGCACGGTGCTCGCGGCTCGACTTGAACCAGTCCGCAACGACTTCGCCTAAGACCTCTTCAAGTTCGCGGCAAAACTCGAAGACGGACCACAAATCCCCTTGGCTGCCAAGCCGCGGGCGCACCCCTAGTCTTGTCCAAGAGTGGTAGGTGCGCCGTTTAACCTCAGCAATAATTCGCTCCATCAGATTCTCCCTTTTAGATGTTATTCTTCGAAATCAAATACTAGATTAGCGTCATTTACCTCATGGTGATATGGGTGGGATGATGACACTGATAGGCACTCCACATGAGCAAAATAGGCGACTTCTGCCAATTCCCGCCATGTATGCTTGGCGCGTCTATCATCATATTCTTTCATAGCATGAGCAATATAGTCAATCATCTTTTCACGTTGCATTTGTATCTCCTGAGTCTAGGTATTCTAAATAATCAATAATAATAGAAAGTACATGTTCGGAAGCAATCCTATGGGTTTCGCTTGTTTCATGATCGGAGGTGGAGATGTACCTGTCATGGTATTGATTTGCAGCAAACAGGACGGCATCAATGTTAATCACCTTTCAGTCACTTAAGTCCCCGTCGGTATTTCAAACGTAACTTAGGGCGAAGCCCTACCTTTACCAATGCTGAATAAGCAGCACCATACTTAGCCTCTGTGCCGCTCTGAGCCTTACCGCCCAAACCCTTTTTAATATCGTTTGAAGCCACTGTCATAGCGCGTTCTAGATCTTCATTACTCATCTATAACCTCCCAATTGTCACTGGCAACATATTGTTGTACACATTTAGAGCCCGCCCACTCATCCTTTTCTGACAAGGACCACTGGGTTGCTTGATCCCGGCTGTAGGCTTGATCTGTTACTACGACAACTCCATGAGTATCACAGAGTATCCTCCATGCCCAAATCTTTATTTCACTATCATTTATACCAGTAATAAAAGAAAAGTCTTTAGCAATCTCGGCTTTATAATTACATATTTCCATCGTATTCCTCTTCTATATTATCTAGTGGGGTGGGGGCTGTGGCTCTTGTGCCGCAGGCAAAACATTCCATATCTAAAAAGTACATTCCAATTTCATAATTGGTAAATCTAACAACGATCTTCCAGAGATCAGATCCGCAGGGACATTCATGCGTTACAATACCTGACAGGTCCAGTTTGGGACCGGGATCTTCGGCTTTATAATCTAAGATGTTTCCCATTATACCTCGATGTATAGGAATGGTTCAATAACAAATGGAGAAAACTTTGCTGCTGCTGTAAGTCCAAGTTCTGCGATCTCTAGGAGTTCATAGTCTAGTTCTAGGCTTACGAACATGGCCCCAAGGGCTAATTCAGCACCGGCCCCGATTGCAGCAACTTCTTCTGCGTCCAAGCCTACTTGAAAATCAGACTCTATACAGAATATCTTGCCTCGGATTCCAACCAATACCATCCACCTATCTTTTTCATCTTCATGATAGGGATAATCGTTTTCCTCCAAGGCTACCCTTAGGGCGGGAACAAACTTAGTTACCATGTACCTCATGAGATCTACGTCTTTATCTATCTTAGGCGGTTCAAAGAAATACTCTATAATTTGTCCAAGCCTAAAACTGTAGCAATAACCAATCCCAAACTCTCCCCGAACAAAGACCTTCGGGCATACTCGCTGAGATATAACATCGTCATTAGCAGCGGCGGAATCTGACCCCATCGTTACCTTTAAGCCATCAGTTACTGCAACGACACAAGTCATCAGTTTGGCCCAAGTCCCATCATTTGTCGGTAATTTAAGATAGCAAAGGACTTTTCTATGTCAGAACTGTCAATGCTAGGAGGATTCTTGGATAGATAAGTCATATATGCATATACGGAAATCATACGCCTCCAGATATAAAAAGTCCATAGGAAAATAAGCGGAAGGAACGGAAACTTCCCGTTACCAATCTCTGTGATAGACTCTGTTATGGCAGCAACGTAACACACTGTTTTAAGTATCAGGAATGCGATAGATCCTGCCCAATATCCAAACTTCTCAGACTTACTAGTTTCAGCCATTTCGCCTCTTGGGGTTTGCCGCATGTATCTTTTCGATAGCATCTATCCATAAGTGTACTACATTTTCTACATTATATTTGTCCACAACCAATTCGTATCCACGGTCGGCCTGACGCTTACGCTCGGCGGGATCAAGCAACTTCTCCATAGCCTTGATCCAGTCACGGGGCTTAGTCGCGGCGTTTCCCGCACCCTCATCGGCCAGCCTCTTGTACTCCTTTGAGCCGTATGCCACGAAGGGGATACCGCTCATGGCATACTCTAGCCCCTTTAGGTTAGACTTAGCCTCATTAAATGGAAGTTTATTTAGTGGTACAATGCCGATATCCATTGGCAACAGGATATTCCCGTAGTATTGTGGGGAAGAGCCGGGAGTGCCAGTCAGTCTCTCAGGATCGATATTAGCAATCTTGGCAAACTCCTTAGGATCTTCATAGTTGATACCGGCGTGGTGGAATTTAAGGTCATGCTCTTCCATAAAAGGACCCAGCCAACCTTTGAGTTCTTCGATATCTCCAGAACGCCAAATCATGATGCCAACCCAACCAATTGTAGGCTTCCAGCCAGCAGAATCATGACGCCTTATAAAATATTGTGGCTTGAGAGAATTGTATACCGTATACACATTCTTATTAAATTTAGAGTAATAGTCATAGAGAAATTCTGTACTACAGATTAGACCGTTTACATTGCGATAGGTGCCAAGCATATGATTACGATTCCAAGTAGCATCCCGGTCGGGGTGGGTGGTCTGGAAAGCAATATTAGTTGTGGGGAGTCCGTGGAACCAATCATCAATATCAATGATGACGGTCTGTCCTAAAGCCTGAGCCTTAGCAATATATTCGTTTCCTTCATGCCACATCCATAGTTTTAATATTACGACATCTAGACCACCATCATATTTTTTAGGGTTCTGTATGGGGCCACGATTGGGCGCAAAGAGCCTATCTACGGTGGGGACAGCAACAAAACCTTCGCCTTCGACCCAACCCATTTCTCCGATTACTGTTTCGTACCCATTTGCGTTTAATTCCGCGCCGGGTCCGAAGAACCGAATCCAAGTACAACCACCGGGACTTGAGACTTGGTAATCCCCCCAGTCTGCACTCAACATTCCGATACGCATATTATTCCTTCTCTTAGAAGTGGCGGGGGATTTCTCCCCCGCCCACTTTTAGTACCAGTAATGCACTTGCCAGAAGTCCCAAGCCTTACACGGAGTCCCGTATGTTGACTTGATATATCCAAGCCCCCAACGTATTTGTGTTACAGGGTTTGTCCTCCAGTCAGAACCAGCGGAAGCCATTTTGCGTCCCGGCATTGCTTGCGGGATTCCATAGGCACCTTCTGCGTTAGCAGAATTATAGTTCCAGTTAGATTCATTATTCCACATTGGGACCAAGCATTTGAATTGATCATAGCCCCAGTGATATCTTACATACATATAGTTCTTGGCAAATGCCATGCTTGCGACAGGAGATATCTTCTTAGGATATACGATCCTGATTGTCTTATTCATAACAGATCTCTTTTTTACCGACTTTGTTCTATTTCTTACGCCAGTAGGAGTAGTTTCTGCGGCTAAGACAATACTTACCTTTTGCGTATCATTCTGGGCTATTGGGAGCGGTGCCACGAAAAGCGATGTGGTAAGAAGCGCAACAGCGGGAATGATACCTCTTTTGGTAGCCATCCATACAATTATACCAATAACCTCTTTTTAGGTCAAGCGGTAATGACGGTTAAGTTCAAGGTGGAATTAAGTTGCCAGTTCCAAAACTGGTGCTGGTCTATTCTACCGGCGATAAAATTGGCTACACCCTGCTCATCAGCAGCATTGGCGATGCGAAAAGTTTCCTTAAGTTCATCAATCATTATCGAATTTGTACGGATAAGTTCACCCAACATTTCTACGGGGGTTAGATTATCGCTTTCGTTTACCGGAAGGCTAAAAGTTGCATTCCATGTGGAAAGCCCAAACGGGGCGTAAGATCCAAGTTTCCTAATATTCTCAGAGATAGGATCAATAGAACTAAACACATCTTCATAAATATCTAGAAAGAAAGCATGGAGAGGCTTGAATAATACCCCCTCCACGTTCCAGTGATATCCATGAGCCTGAGCATACATGGCTACAGCATTTGCCTGTAAACTAATTAGTTTGTTTACTAGTTCATCCATTCCTTCACCCATTACTTCACCACGAATCCGGCCTTTTTACCAAGGGCCACTAGGGTCGTCAACCCGGGGATTCCGTTGGCAAGATTGCCACGGTATCCCAGTTTAAACTGCCATGAAGCATAAGCATTACGAGTCTGCGTACCGAATATTCCATCCAGAGGGCCGGGATTTAGCCCAACCTTCTTGAGAGCAGTTTGTAGGACTAGAACGGATGCATTCTTGGCACCCAACTTTAACTGTGAGAAGATTACGATCTTCGCGGGTACGGGTGCTGGCTTTACGGTTGTAATAATTTTAGCGATTATACTAATTGTTCCATCTGCCTTAATGCCTAGACGTTTTTGGACATTAGCAAAATCTGCTGCCGTAGCATTCTTTCCCAGCGCTCCCGGCTCCCAACTCTGGATAGCCTCAAGATGCATTTCATCACAGTATGATCCAACGGTCCAGTCTCCGCCCCAACCAAATACCCGCTTGCCTGTGCTTGTGCGGTACTTATCAAGTAGTTTGTGCATCTGAGCAATCTGAGCAGTGGTACAGTGGCGCTTGTGGTCGGCCAGCCATACATCATAACGCATATCCGATGCAGTACCGGATGCGTGGCATGAGTAAAATGCTGGTGCCATACGAGCGGCGCGGAATTCCCAGCCATCTAGGGGGCCGGGGTTAAGTGGAATAACTGTTTTATTTACATCGGCTAGGAAGGCAAGGAAAACGGGGAGGACAGCCTTGTGTAGCCGGATAGTCTTAATGGTGCCGGGGACCTTACCCACGGCCAAATTCGGGTCGGTGACAGACTCGATTGCTGTCCATCCGTTTAGTGTCAATGCCATTTTATAATCTCCTATTTGGGATTAGTGCCAGCGCTACGATTGCCGTAGCCCGCACTATCTTTTCCGTCCTTTTGGGGCGGGGTGTTGAACGTGGAAGCCCAACCTGCATCTTGATCTTGTGAACCAGTATTCGGACCCATTACTGTATTAAGTGGGGAGAATGATCCACCCCAAAACGATTCAGCCTCGTAAGTCTTTGTGACTGATTCTGCTTTTATCTCTTCTGGAGATTTAGCAGTTCTTACTTCATCACCAAGGATATCTGTCATAGGTGTTGCCAATTCAGACATATGCTTATTGGCTTCATCTTCTGTCTTATAGCAACCAACGACTTGTCCGGTACCATCTTTCAGTACCGCCCAACCGCCCTGACAGTCAGGTACGTTGAATTCAACATAAAAGGGCGTAGCATCGCTACCTCCGGTAAAATTCATCTTCTCCATAGTATTATTATATCACTGTAAGGGTTAGTGGGAATTACACCACTTTGGAGCGTTAGACGGGATTCGAACCCGCACGATGATCTGCTTGGAAGGCAGATAGCCTACCTAGTGGCTCTCTAACGCATACTTTACTTATGTAGCCCGCTAGGGAATCGAACCCTATTATAATTCGACGTAAACGAATCCCCTCGCCATTCGGTTACGGGCCATATTCCTTTCTGTGGAAACGTTCGGTATTGCACCGAATCGGAAACTTTGCAGGAGTTTCCTCAAGACTTCTTGCCGCCCCCGAGTCAGGGGATTGCTGCCACACTAGGATTCGAACCTAGAACCTCATCCTTAACAGGGATGCACTCTGCCGATTGAGTTATGTAGCATTAATTGTATCCCTCTCGCTTCCAGTCAGAGGGTCGAACTCCGATTCAAGGTTCCAAAGACCTTTGTCCTGCCATTAGACGAACTGGAATTAGTTTTTATTATTTTCGCCTCATGTCAATTTTATCATATTTGTTGGTATAATAGTATTGCGTCTGAGTTATGGTTGAGACTCAAGTCGTTCCCGGCCTTCGTGCTGAAGGTGCCTTGGGATGGATAGTTACTGGCGAGGCCCCGTGCTATGAGGCGGGGCCAAGTCATTTGTACGGGAGGTGGGGGTCGAACCCACATGGCCCAATTACTGCATTGTATTCCACGGTATATAAGACCGCGCAGATACTCCCGCTTAAATAATCGTAAAGTTGTCGATAAACTGTCTATCTTCATCTTGCTCTTCCGAACGACTATCCATAAATTCACGGAGCCTGTCCGGCATACCTGATCTATCTGGTAACTGTATCACTCCAGAACGTCTTTTGGCAAGTGATTCTATCTCTTCCCGTTCATCTTCGTAGTCATAGGTTCTAATTTCTACCTCTTGATTTAGATCTCTTGGAGTCAAAGCAATAGCATTATAGATAGCGCCGCAAGTTGCATCAGCCAAATCTTTGCTTCCGGACCTTGGGTGATCGATCTTATCCTTTATTACCCTAAGTTGCAATAGTTCTTCGATAATAATCTTATTGTATGGCCCCTTGATTCGTTCTTCCATAACCCCAAGGGCCATATCCTGATAGTGCTTTTTAGCAACTGATAAGACCTCGCAGTTCATCCCATTGGACTTCAACTGCTGCATGATATCCACAGAGTTCCATCGGTCGAAGGTCACCAACCTAATATTAAAACCAAGTGCCCTCAAAGAAATGATATAGTCTTTTACATCTGTGAAATCAACAGTCTCGGTAGACTTTGGGGTCCACCATCTAATTGCATCAACTACGACAATGGGGGCGGATTCGGATGTCTGATTGCCCACCTTAATGTTTATCCACTTATCAACGTGTGCTAGAGTGACAGCACAACGGTCGACCTTTTGGGCAAGGTCAACGTGGATATAGTATACTTTATCCTCTTCCGGTTTGAACCATTCAGCAAATCTATTATTCTCATCTAGGGCAGAATTTAAATTACTGAACGCTGTCTCGACCTTGTCCCGGCTGCGGAAGAAGGCGTCCTGAGAGTCAGGAGGCATACATGCAAATCTTCCTAGTGCATCTACCGGGTCGGTATAAAAAGCGATTGTAAAGTCCTCTATTTTGCGTGTAGGGTTAACGTCCCAAGTGGGGCGACGTAAGGCGAACACCTTGGGAATCCTATACGAGATTATATGATCTTCTTCCCAGTCTACAGAAAACTTATTCTCCTGAATATCATCTGGCAACTCTGGGTCAATCTTAAATTCATGAGTACGAATGATCGTTTCCTTCTGAGCAACTACTTCGTTATAACGCTGCTGAATATAATCATTCTTGAATCTAGGGAATGATAGTAGGACCACCTTGCCAAAGTCGGGGAATCGGGAGTCTACCGAACCACGATACATTCGATATATAGATCCCGCCGTCTTTGCCTTTTCATTTCCAGTAGTAGATTCTAGATCGAAACCCGAAATCTCATCGAGGATAGCAATAAGTACGTTATATCCTTCCCAACCTTCACTCTGAGAGTGACCTGAGTGGACAATAACGGACTTATCAAATTCAATATAGTTGGCCTTTGCCTCAAACTTTCCAGCAAACCAAGGACAGCGTTCGATACGAGTCTTGAATCCTTTAAAGAATACTCGGTTTGCCTGTACTGCGTTAATAGCAATATTGATAATGTCAATAGCGTCACCGGGGGGCTTCCCATAGTATTTAGCCGGGTCTTTTAGACACAATAGTTTGTAAACAGCATAGGCGCAGGAAATAGTGGACGTATAATCTTTGCCCGAATTAGCAGAAATCATCCCGTTCCCCACAAAGTTCCCGGTATCTGGTACCGTCCTAGTCCAGAACTCTCCCTCTCCCAGTTCCTCCATAGAAACTATCCGGTCATAGTACCTGTCTCTATCTATACGATTATAGATACGTCCGGTTTTCTCTACAGCCGTCCGGTTTTTATGATCTAACAGATTAATAAATTTGAGAAACCTAACGATGCTTTCTTCGCTAGATACGGTAACGTACCCGGCCTCAGAGGGATTCTCAAAGTTCGACTTCGGAGTTCTAAACCTTAGGTTGGCCGGGACTCCAATCCTCAACAATGCACGGTGGACATCTACTGAAAGTTGTCTAGAAATAGACACGAATTCTGCTGTAAGCCCATTCTTGTTATAGACACACCCATCAGTTTGCCACAACTTAGAGATGGTCGCCGCTAGAATATGATTGTCAGAACGCCATACGGAATCGGGGATTCTCTTATTAGCAGATCTCATCCCAACCATGTCATATTTAACGGCCAAGGCTACAGCATTAGAGTTTCTCCCATGTCGAAAGAATGTGAGATTCTTCGTTTTATGCTTAGTTTTAGTAGGAGAGTCACCAATAAATTCACACAACTGTTCGTACCTAGCAATACTTTCTACTTCATCAGAACAAAAATCCATATTAATTATCATATTTTTTTCAGACGGCAGCATCCCGTCCCCCAGCCAGTACCCGATTAATTCAGCGTGCTCTGTTGGTATATTTATGGGATCAGAAACTCCCAGACCTAGACCTATGGCTATCCTGTCTCCGACAGAAAGATCTCCTACGGTCTGATATACCGGATCTATGCCCCGGTATCTATGATAAAATTTAGACTTTTTGTATGACAGATATTTGTGATCAACAAATACATCCTCTTCCCATCCAAGGGCGGTGCGTACTCGGATCATTCTTCCGTGACCTACGGCAAATGCTTCTGTGGCTAGATGAATTAGTCCATCATCAGAAACAACTAGACCGTCTGTATTCAACTCATCTAATCGTTCCCAGTTTCCGATAAGGGGGTTATAGATCGGAGTATACGGAGCATTGCAACCTTTCCCTAATTGCAGAATTACCTCGGTACAGGTCTGGGTCCAACGCTTTTTCCCCTCGGCCTCACCGTATAATTCGATTAGGGTTTCTTTCTTATATATCTGGCTGGAAGCCTTGATGGAAATGTACTGCAAGTCTGAGAGGGGCGGGAGTCCTAAATAATGCCTATCCGTGACAAACTCTTCGAGGTCCACCGGGATCTCATCGAAGTCATTCTCTTTCAGAATCCCAAGGAACTCATCAAAATTAGTCAACTCTAATTGCCTCTACCTTATTGGTAACCTCTGATAGCCTACTAGCGATATGCTTTTGAACGTCAGGGGGGAGATCTCGCAAGATTTCGATTAGAATCTTTTGCTTACGTTCTGTTTCAAGGACTTGCTCTGCTAGTTCTGTATTCTCTAGCACCCCGGCCTTATTAAGCATATCCAGACGCTTTTGTTCTGTATCTGCAACCAACTTTAAAGCCTGTACTTTAACGGCATACAACTGACTAGCGTCAGCCTGTTCAGATGTCTCCCAAGCCTTAGCAATAATCATATTATAATGCTGATCTGCTCCCGCTAAGGCTTCTCTAGCGCGGGCATGGACATTAACATCATTATGGATTATCTTTCGCCACTCGGACTGAAACTCTAGAACCTCAGCACGCTTTAGGTTAAACTTCTTGGCAATAACGGTTGGGCTCGATCCTCGCAAACCTTCGTCTACAACCCGATTCATCAGGTCATAATGGTCGGCAATTTCGATATCGGTGGTCAAATTAACTTCTTCCTAATACTTTTCTTAGTACGAACGACACCCTTTAAATCTTTCATATGAAAAGATTTAAACTGCTTAGTCTTTGGATCTAAGCAATCAATCCAAGTAACATCCCGCTCTTGATTATGGGCCCATTTAAGGAACGTATAATATCCACGGGTATTCTTAAACCTTAGTTTATCGCCTAACCTAATTACGTCTTTTCCGAATTCTAATTCATAATACACTGAAATGGCGGGATTATGACTAAAAGGCGCTTTAAGAACTATAGTAGGCTTTTTAGCCATTACGAGTGTCCACCATTCCTAGTTGGGCTCCACACTAGACCGGGACGGTCAACACTCCGAATAAGTCTATAACCGCATTTTTGGCACCACTGTTCATCCCGTGCGTCAATCTTAGACGGTAGTACCTCTGTGTAGTCACAAGTCACACAAGTATATGTATAAAGCGGCATGTTACTTCCAGTTGTCTCGGAGTGCTACTTTTAATAGTATCAGATAGCCTATCAAGTCGTCAACTGTATCCTCCCCTTGGTAGTCAGTTCCCTTCATTACCCGGTTCAGTTTATCATCGATTCTGACCTTTAATTGCTCTACATTGTCAGACTTAGCAAAGATCCGAGAGGGGGCTAGGGCGCTGTTCCCATATGCCCGATTCTTATCGATAAGCAATTTCTTCATCTCATCACAGACAGTAGAGATTTCAACTTCCGTCTGGTTCTGGGGAGGACTTCCTAGACGCTTATTGTATTCAGTATCCAACTTTCTAAGTTCCTCCAACTTACGGTAGGCTTGGTGCTGATCCTCAAGTTCCCATTCTGTTCCACGCACTATATCCACTGGACTAATAGGGGTCACAACGACTGGGGTAACTGTACTGGGAGTATTAGTTGTCGCTCCAAAAAAATTAAGTCTAGCCATGCACTCCACTCTCCTTTAGACTGTTAGGTGTTACTTTAGTATATTCAGCAAATAACTGTATGTCTGACAAGGCGTGTACTCCAGAGTAGGAGCAGCCACTTGAGATTCCGCCGCGAAGTTGGTCTAGGGTAGGTCCGACTGGTCCCTTAAATGGTACTAGGGTCGAGGCACCCTCGACAACGGAGGCGTGTCCACGCCATTTGACCTGAGCCTCTTTACTAGCCATACCGCGAAGTTCCTTAAATTTATTTTGTCCCTTATTTACTATTACCCCCGGTGACTCTGTGTGACCGGCAAGTAGGGAACCAAGCATTACGGCATCGGCACCAGCAGCAAATGCCTTAACAGCATCACCACTATTACGGATACCACCATCAGCAATTACAGATGTTGGAAGATCAAGCCGCTCTTGCATTTCATAAATCTCCATGATAGACGCAAGCGTTGGTACTCCATGCCCGGTAACGCTACGAGTTGTGCATACACCCCCGCCTCCGATACCAACACGAACAGAATCTGCTCCTGCCAAAGATAGGGCAAGGAATCCATCCCAAGTTGCTACGTTGCCAGCCATGATATGAATTTCGGGGAAAGCCCTACGAATCTCTCTAACCGTATTGGTTGCCATAATACTATGACCGTTAGCGGTATCAACTAGTATAACCTTTGCCCCTGAAAAAATCAAGGACTGCACTAGAGGTATGCTAGATTTGTTATGACAAGACGCCGGTACCGCCGCACCGACTACTAGGTTCTGCTTGGCGACAGTAATTACCTGCTGTGCTTGCTTTTCCGCAGGCATGTAGCGATGAATAATCCCCAGACCGCCGTACTTCGCCAATTCAGCAGCCATAAGACTTTCGCACACGGTATCCATAGGCGCTGCAATAACTGGCAAGTACAGGTGAATTGGTCTGATAACACCAAGTACCATAGATAGGTCGACATCTTTACGGCTTTCTACTCCAGAAGAGCGGGGAACCATCAAAATATCATCAAAGCAAAGAGATTCATTCTTGTATGCTTTCATTACCAGTCCTTAATTGTTTTGTTTGGATCATCGAATGGAGTGGAAAAAGATTCTTGCGTGGGATTACCGCCCCATTTTCTAATGAAGTATGCGCGATTCTGTTCAAATTGATGCGGGGGGGTGACCGGACCACCGGGCGTACCATTCTGTGTAGCAGAACCGTGATGAAATGCTTTAGCGCCAGCATGTATCTTAGTAGTAAGTCCTGCAAGTATTATTCGCCTATGCATGTCATTATCCTCAAAGTAGGCTGGAGTAAAGTTTTGATCAAATCTCCCACAAACCCGTAAGAGTTTTGGCATATCTACCATGAAACAATAAAAATCTGCGCTTTCCAGTAGACTCTCTTCTGGACTGTCAACATTCTGATTCGCGGAAACTATTACTA